ACTTCTAATACCAAATGTAGCGGCAGATACACGACCAGGCTGATATCTGAAGAAACGCTTAGATGTCAATACTGCTGTCTTGTTTCTCGATGCTTCTACAAGGGCGCCTGCCTCAGTAGGTAGATGCTTAACACCATCACCAGCCGTATGATACTCTGGGTCCATCGACCACTCTGTTGGGTTAACATCGTAAGTGTTTACATCAGCAAAGATACCTAGAGCAACTTCTGCTCTCGGAATACCTAGAAGCGATAGTGCGACTTCCGACTGTACTTTGTTCTGCTCTTCTACTGGAATAGCAGTTTGATCAGAAGCCATTACAACTGGTATGGACTTATCTGCTGTCTGCGCTCCAGGCGCTACCGGAGTAGTTCTACCTACGTTTACTACTGCTGAATTTTGGTTTACATTAGTTATACTTGACATTTGTTTTCCCTATTTAATGAGCCCTTGTGCAATCACAAAGTCGTCAACTGTATTTATTGTTCCTGTACCGTTAGCACCTTTGGCTAGATCGCCATCGACCGCCGCAGCCACACCAGCATTATCTGCGGCATTGCCGTTGTCACCACCACCCAATAGGTTATAAAACTTCACAATAACAGATTTCTGGTTAGGTTGTCCTTCTATATTAGCAGGTGTTTCACTTATACGACCATAAACTGGTCCTGGAATAGTAGCACCTACTGAACTAAAGCTAGTGTGTGCATTTATTACTATTTCCATGCCAGATGTAAGATTCAGAGGATTATTAATAATCATTCTGTACTCAGGACTGTTTTTAAGACTTGTGTCGTCAGTTGTTTTATTACCACCTGCAATATTTGAATCTGCACCGGCTTGATAAACTAGCCAATATCCTGATTGTATGTTTCCTATTGAAGCATAATTTCTGTAAGAAGCTGACCAGGCTACACCTATATGTTGAGATCCTGTTGGGAATCCTACAGTACTAGCCGCAACTCTAGTATCATATCTTTGCTGTAATTGAGCAGGAGAGAAGATTCCTGTATAAAGCATACTCTTACTGTTATCGTCTTCAGTAATTTTAAACTTAAATATGCCTTCATCTCTTTCAGCAGGAGTTTTAGAAACGTCTACAATAATTGGTGGAGTTTGACTAGCTAATCCAGCAAAATCATCAGCAGTCGCTGTACCATTACTACCTGTAACGGTAGTGCCGTTATATGTGAAGTACTCTCCTACCATACCAACTTTAGCTCCGATCGCTCTCCAGTTGACACTACCAACAGCAGTAATTCTGTAACGCTTATTCAAGATGAAATCTATACCTTGAACAGGTGAACTGCTAGTGTCATAAACGCTTGGTCCAGCTTGAATAGCATACGGCTGAGTAGATCCGTCAACTAATTGTTGAATAAGATTTAGCCTGTAAACTAGTTCTCCTTGTTCACCTACCGAAGTGTATCGTAGACTATAAGCCTCTCCGTTTTCCTGATACACATAGTCATCACTCTGATAAGCATCATTGTCCACAAATTGAGCGAGAGGTATATTGATAGAGTCGTATTCTGTATTAAGAATATCTGGGCTTGACAAGAATTCGTTTGCCGCACCTATGAGAACATTAGGAGAAGATACCATAAATGTAGAACCAGCGACAAACAATCCTGACCCACACGCTTTTATGATATTACTAGCGATCATTCCTTCTGTCGTCACCGAAACGTCTACAGAGTCTGCAAAGTTTTCAAATCTATTAGAGGTAATAATAGTTCCGTCACCATCTGATGCATACAAAGGATTGAAAGGATGAACATCAGACACGCCACTATTCATAATTTCGCCAGTAGTAATTCTAAGCAATGAAGGACTATTTGCATATATGCCACCACCAATAACATTTCTGATACGACATCTGTCAATCAAAATGTCAGAAGGCACAACACCAAAGTCTAACAGAAAGTTTAGTGAGTTGTCATTAGTATCATTTACTAGATACTGATTTGTAATATTACCGTCAAAATCTATACCGTATAGTGAGATAGTATCTGCACCAGCTGAAACTTGAGTTTTTATTACTGAGTTATCATAACTCTCGCCACTCATTCCCGACCAAGCAAGTTTTTTGATCTTGGTAACATTTGCAGTACCCTGTATACCAAAGTCATTTGGCAATAGAATATGTGATGCCATATATGTCTTGCCGTTCAAGGTAACACTCTTATTTCCTGCTACTGATCTAGACTGTATCGACTCGTTAATCTTTGAGGTGTCGTTATGTGCAATAGTGACAGTGCTTGGATTTGGATTAACGTACACTAAATAAGTCTCTTCTGTAGGCGCTGTACTGTCACCTAAAGTGATTTCGAAGTAACCTGCAGTTGTGTTAATAGATTTGATAGGCACATCTACCCATCCTCTACTAGGAGCATCGGGTGCAGTTAAAGAGAAGTGTGTTATCTTAGAGTATGTGTTATCTGAAGAATCTTTGCCGCCCCAAGGAGTATAGTCAAATAGATGATAGTCTTGCCAAACACCTCCACTGAAATCTTTAGGTCCCAAAACTGCCCTAAGTTTATATGGCCCATCATCAATCGATCTATAGCAAAGTATTCCTTGTTGATCGCCTGCACTCAATCCAGTAAATCTGATAAAGTTGTTTGTATTAAAAAACGGAAGAGGATCTAAGTAAGATGATCCTTGATCAGGAGTATATTCAACGCTTTTTATCAAAGGAGTTGACTGACATTGCCCAACGTGACCATCTTTAGCATCGAAATACGCAAACTTATACGCAAAAGTTCTATGACTAGATGAAGTTCCTTCAGCAAATCCACTTTGTCCCTGTACGCTTATACTCACATTAGTAGGAGTCGTATTGATTTGATCTGCTTCATCAGATGCACCGTAAAGTCTTAAGGTATTTCCAACGAAATAGTGTTTAGCCAGTGATGTGTCTGATATTCTTATTACCGCAGACTGTAGGTTACTAACGCCTTGAAATGTTCCCTGCACATCTTCAAGACTGTCTATCACCTGTCCACCATCAAAGGTATCACTATACTCATTGAACAAAGAACCGAACATGGCAGATACTTTAAGTTCTACTCTGTCTGAAGTGTAATAAAGATTGTTGATTCCTTCATCAATATAGTCAGTCGTTATGGTGATTGGAGTTGCACCATTATCAGCGGTGCCTACCACTCGAAGTTTAATTTGAGCGGAATCGAATGATGCGAAATTACTAGTGTTAGTAAGATCAGTTATATCTGTAGGAATGAATGGCTTTTGAAGTACGTTAGCCCAGTTTAAAAAATATGAGCCGTCTCTATAAGCTGAATCATAGAATAGCCCTGTAGCATTCAGTTGATTTCCCATTCCAGGAATATTGGCATTTACTGCATTCAGTTTTTCTTTGACCGTATCTATTTTTGCTTCGATATTAGCATCAGACAGCACAGCATTTGTGACATTCTCGAATGTTATTTTAGAAGACGTTGACTCCGACACGTCTGTTATTACAAACAAGTCGCTCGTGTTTATGCCCGAATCCGTAATAGAGGGTAACTGGCTGATCTTCTTTGATGTGTCTGGCATTACTTTTTCCTTTTAGTTAATATCTTTGTACTTACGAATCTCTTTTCCACATATAAACACCGTACGAAGCCTGCTGAACATTAAAGGCAGTGCCACTTCCAGTCGAACCGGTGATTTGTCCTGTGCGGGATTTTTCAACCCCATCGCTTCCCTGAACAACGCCCTTTTCAGAGTCGCCCGTACTCTTACTTAAACTACGTCCCGTTTTAACTTGATAGCTATGAGTATGCGAAGGCAAATTGGATTCAGTAATACTGCGACTATTGTCACTGTAATTACTCCCTGCGGCAGGAGAGCTACCATTCACTGTTTGTAGAACACGACCTCCACCAATACTTGTCCAACTACCGCCAAATAATGTTGCTGGGCTTGTATTGACTGTTGAGACGTAAACCGAACCTACAGGGTAAACTCTAAGTAATACGGCAGCTATACCATTTTCATTAAGCGAGGCGGCAACACTAGATGTAGCAGTAAGGGCACCAGTAACTGTTAGATCGCCTGTCAGGGTTGAGTCTCCTGTGACAGCTAGAGACGTGCCGGTAATAGAGGTGAACGTGCCTGGCATAGGAGTGGAGCTTCCTATTGTAGTAGAATCAATACTACCGCCGTTGATGTCCACAGTAGTAAGTACAGAAGTGCCAATAGGATGTGTTGCCGTTCCTAGAGTAACTAACCCTTTAATGTTTCCTCCAGATATATCAACTGTTGGAAGTGTTGCTAAATTTGTGGCAGTAAGAGATCCCTCAAGAGAGACATTAATGGGCATCATACCGTTTGATATTCTACCTGTTGAGGTAATGTCTCCGTCATCTGCAATAGTTAGATGATGTGTGCCATCTGTAAGAATTAGAGAATTGTGATTATTACTAGTCTCTAAAGACCAAGTATCTGATCCACCCAACTTAAACTGTAGTGTTCCTGCAGTATCAGCTTTGTTTATCGAGATTTGATCGCTTGTCTCAAGTTGACCGGACACTGTAATCTTTCCACCACTGACAGAAGAGAGTGTATTTGTAGATATTTGATCATTAATGCCTACTGAGAAATTACCACTAAGCGAGGTATTTCCTGTATTGTCTCCATTAAGAGTCATTGCAATGTCTGCGAAGTCGACCAGGTCGTTGGTAGTGTCCACCCAATTAGAGAAGGTCTGTGTGGTTGTTACGCCGTTAATTGTTACACTCATTTCTTTATCTCTTTAAATGTAGTTTCTAATAATTGAAGTGCGGATTCAAGTTTGGATATTCTCATTTCCATGTCTTGTATGTATTTATCTTGTTTGCGTTTAGCAACCGCCTGCTGATACGCTTCTCTATCGGTGTTTATTATTCCCGATCCCGATCTAACTAGACCACCATTAATACTCATTATGTTAACGCTATCGCCCTATAATCAAATATGTGTGGGAACAAGTTGATATCAGGAGTTATATTTCCTAGTTCAGGAGTATCTAGTTCAGCAGTATTACTTGTTCCGCCATGTCTCAATACAAACTTGAGTTGGAAAGTCTTATACTCAGAGTGTAAAGCATAGTCACCAGAAGTTGCTTCTTCATTGAAGTCGTATTCAAACTCTCTATAATCTTTTGTGTTACTTGTGTTTGAATATAAATCAAGATTCTTATTATCTAGTTTTAGCCATGGACCTTGCTCTTCAACATTCTCAGGATAAACAAATCTTGCATAAACGTCAATAAATGTGCCGGCTGGTCTATATGCCGCTAGATAAACTCTCATGCCCACAGCTTCCATATCTTCTGCTAGAATAACTTCTTTAGTTATCCACTTAGAACTATTGGCCTGATTTTCTGCAATTTTATACTGATATGCAAACAGTTCTGAAGTGGCAACATCAACTATCGGAGAAACTGAACTCAATCCTTTATTATCAAGTTCAATCTGTATCTTAAAGTCTTCAGCTATATCATTAGCAACTCTATACGACTTACTCATTATCGTTCTTAGATTGTTTGTCGTATACACATTAGAGTTCTTATCTATAGCCTTATCTACTACTCCATTAGCTTGTAGTAATGATAGTGAAGATGATGTGTTCAAAGAATCGCTTATATAAACTTGTGGCTGAAAGTAGCTTATTTTTTCGTTAGCGACTTTAACTATTTTAGCAGTGGCTCCGCTGTCAGCTCCTTGAATAATCTGATCATTAGGTCTAACTATTCCGGAACCAGCTTCGCCGTCATCTATTGCAACAAACTGTGTTCCAGCAAATATTTTACTTGCATCTACACCAACAGCTATCCAGTCTTCATTGGTTGTTGACGGAGCTCCAGTATCAACAATAGTGTAAGTTGTTCCGACTACAAGATTGCCTATCGTAATAGTGTCGGTGTCATCTAAGTAATTTGTGCTTGTGGCGCTACTTTCTCTTAAATACAACTTATCTGGCTTGTTAGGATTAAAGTGTGAAACTTTACCTGCAGTACATAGCGTTACTATAGCACTCGAAGAATTTTCAAAAAAGGCTGTGTCGAGTGTAAATACTTTAGTTGATGATAAAGTGTCTACATTTAGTACCTTACCAACTATAAACTCCGTACCAGCATTATTTGAAACGTGTATGTAATCGCCTAATGCGATTCCGGGTGTACCTTGAATTGTTACTATATTCAAACTGTCGCCGGTTACGCTTGCAGTAAATGTCTCAGACTTTTTAACAAACGCTATTTCGTCAAGTTCAAAAATTTGAGTAGAATCAATAATGTCTATAAACTCTACATCATTAGGACTTAAATCCACTGTAGCGCCTGATGTTGCAAAATCGTGGCGATTGATAGAGAACTTGATATCTTCATCTTGATAAGATTTCCAAGCACTATCGTTTGTTGATGTGAATAATACACCGTCACCCCAATCATTAGTCACAGCTTGAGATGATGGAGTAGAACCTTTAGACAAGCTAGTCTCTCCCACCTTAGAAGTATAGATCAGATAGTCTGGAGAGTTTGCATCGGGAATAACCACAAACGCATATTCAGCATCAGCACTCAGTCTAACAGGATTATCAAAAGTGAACTTAGTTGGAGTTATGCCAGTGTCTGATGTATAAACTTGAGAGGAGTTCAAGTGTTTACTTGCAAAAGGCAGAACTCTCTTAGACGGATATCCATTTTGAACTTCTCGTATCTGTAAAGTTACACCTACATTAGAACTCTTCTGCTTGAAGTATACATCAATGTCACTAACTAAGGCGACATTTGCGTCATCTGTAATAGAACCTTTTATCTTAAACGTCTGTGCAATTGGATCGCCTACTTGTCGTTCAATTTCTCTAGTTACAATGTCCACTTTAGTATCAAAGTTTATGCTTCTAGTGGTCATATTCACATCGCTTTTGTTTATTGCGAAGTTATAGCCTCTATAAGTTGCTCTAGCATATGAAGTAGAAGCAGAGTCGATACTAGCATATTGATCAACATCAACAACTTCTAAGACATTCTCTCCTACGAAGAAAGTTCCTGCAGGTATTACGAACACTGCTGATAGTGTTCCGTTTGCATCACTTCTCACTTGAGAACCTTTACCGTGTCCATCTACCGAAGAGTGCCAGTTACCTGCTGAGACATTTTTAACATCTAGGCTTGAACTATCTGCGATACCAAATTCAATTACTGGTCCAGGAGCGACATGAACGTCAACTGACTTCTCATCGAAAAAGAAGTAGTGTCGAGTGTTAGGTCTTAAACCAGTAATCAGAACCTTGACAGTCTTTCTTCTGAGGTAAGGCTTCATGTTTACGTCTGTAACAAAGTTACCTATTGCCTGATTAATTTCATTACCGGAACTAGTGATACTAGACTGTGCTATGGTTTGCTCAAACTGACCCATAACCACTCTACGCCTAGGTCTAGTGGTGCCTACTCTTTCTTCTGATAAGACTTCTTCGCTAGTAAGGGGAACGATCTCTTGAACAGTCTCAAGCAAACTTAACATAGGTCCAGCAATATCTAATTCAATATTAATCTCTGGGTTCTTAATTACATCGTATCCAGAATCAAACGGAGGATCAATTACTGCCTTACCTCTATAATCATAAAAGTTAGATACGCAGTTTCTGAATGTAGTGGCATAAGGCTGATTAATAACTTCTACGCTAGATTCTGTTTTGGCAATAGTTGCCACATCTGGAAAAGAAAGTTGAGCACCATTACCAGATTCAACTTTAAGGTCTATAGGAAACTGAGTTACAGAAGGAGTGACTACAGTTCTGCCTCTATCTAATGTAGCTCTGAACTCTGGATCAGTAATCTCAGCCAAATTCAAATCTCTTAGAGAGTCTGCAAGTATTCCATTCTTGAATCTATTTGCTCCGTCAGCACCAGTAATCAATAAATTCTGTGTTTGTTGTTCTAGCATACTGAGAGATACTACGTCAACTAGAGAATCGATTCTCTGCTCAATTCTTCCGATGTCTTCCATCTTGTAAGTTTTAGTTGCAACTGATCTTACGCTAATCTTGTCTGTGCCTAGAATGTTAGTAGTGTTTCCTGGTATTCTAACATTTGCAATAGAGTATAGTCCTTCAGTTCTAGGAACACTTGGATTTTCACTTTCTCCGCCTTTAACTAGAGTTAGATTAGCATACTCGTCAAGAACTACGCTGTCTACTCTAGACATATAATATGTTTGGTCTGAAGAGATTGATGATCCTGCAGAGGGTACTACCGCTCTAGGCTCAATCTGTAGATCAGTTTCAATCACTAGGGGAGCGTTAGTGTTTCTACTAGGAGTTACTAGTTTTTGTGCATAGGGCCTAAAGTCGAAAGAGTTCAGTAGATTATGCTCTTTCGCAGACTTATCTACATATGTTTGTATTAGGTTTAGATTATCTGTCAATGATTCGTGGGAGTAACTATCACTAGTTAAAAATCCGCCACCAATAGAACTGCTTCTACTCAGATACTTAAACTTAATTAGTAAGTCGTTATTATCTAAAGATTCTCCGCTCTTCAACTCAAGATACGAAAGATCGTAGAATCCGTCTTTCTGGTTATTAACAATTCTAAACTTAGAGGTAATATCAGTAGGATTATTTGCCTCCCTTCCGAATTTATCTTTGACTTGTAGAAGTTGCAGAGCATTGGCTACTCCCAATAATGCCTTGCCGTTTGAGAATACTACTCTAATATATCCAGTTTCTAGAGCAAGGCCATCTTCAGTTAAGTCATCAACCCTGTTGTAATATAGTGTGTCTATATTACCTGCCGCAGCCACAGATACATTTCCTGTACCTTCAGCATCATAAGTTGCGCTAGTAATGTTGATTATTGTATTATTAGACGAAACACCCACTAGTTGATTGTTTAGAGGAAACCCATCGCTCGTATTTAATGTTACGGTAGATGAAGAAATGCCACTAAGTCTAATTCTTCTAGTGACTTTAATATTAGAAATAGAGTCCATACTACTCTTACCCGTATCGAATACCATACACCCTTTATTCGAGTTAAATAAGTAAGCACTGTCGGTAGCACCGGTAGAGCTAAGATCGCCGTTAGCCTGTTTTTTCAACAGAGTCACAGCTCCGCCAGGATTGTCCGCAAGACCTATTCTATTGATAGGAGTTCCTATATGACCATCCAATTTTGTAATGGCATATACATATATCCTGCCCGGCGTAGTCGCACTCTCAGCATCGTGAACTATATTGGCAATAGAACATTTACCTACTGGAGTCGTACCGTAATATAGCGTATATCTAGCATTCGACCCTCCGTTTATCAAAAAGTCTAACAGACGGTTTGAAACCGTACTATTATACATATAATACTGACCATAATCGATACCCGTTCTTTGTCCGGGTTTACTCTGGGTCACGGCTACTGGAGATATGGGAAGCTTCTTTGGAGATACTGTAGTAACTTCTTTACCGTAAACAAAGGCTTTACCAGGAGAAACAACAGCAAAGGCAGTATCGTTTTCTCTTTCAAGAGTAACTTTCAGTCCGTTCGTTACATAGTTACCAGATTCTTCGTATGTTCTTCTGGCTAATTCATTACCCAAGACATTGAACTCTGTTCTGTCTCTAATTCTCACTGGCTTACCATTAACATATCTAATCAATGAAAAGAACTCTGTAGGTTCTGTGTCCGTAGAATATGAAACTAGAGTGGGCACAAGCTGAAGCCTGTCTGCGCCTGGGGCATTTTCGTTGTTGAATCCGGATGCATTATCTAGAAGTGTACTATCGTTATCTGAGTCTATAAGATTTTCTTTGACTGTAAATCCTACAGACACTGTTCCTGGAGTAGAACTATATTTTGATACTATAACAAATTGGTTGTCTACAAAGATGAAGTGTCCTTTCTGATAGATAACACCTTCATCACATGAAACGCCGAATGACCTGCCCTCATGTTCTGCCACAGTTGCGACCGTAACTGTTTGAACTACGTTAGAGTTAGAATCTAAAATCTCTAAGGCTTCACCCTGTAAGAATCCTTTAACATCAGTCTGGTTATCTTGAGAAGTGTTTCTATATTTTATGAAAAAAGTTTTTAAATCTGGATCTTGAGTTTGAAATCCGTTTTGACCTTTGATAATTTCTGCTTCTAGATTAGACTTAGTGCCTCTAGCTACGAATGTAGTAGTGACTCCACTGTCATCAGTAGACTGGTCGTAGATAGCAGGATTAGAAAATCCAGCTTTATCGTTCAACTTAACATAAAACAAATCGTCACGAGCGGTTAAGTTGATACCACTTATAATCGTTCCTTCTTTGTATATGTTCGAACCGAATCGTTCTACCTGTTTCTGTAGAATGGTTTGAAGCTGAGTCAATTCTCGTGCTTGAACAGCCTTCGCTGGCTTGAACAGAACCTTATTAAACTGCTTAGACTCATCAAAATCATCGTAGTACGGATCTACATTTAAATCTGTGTTAATACCCATGGGCTATATTCTCTTTCCTTAAAAGTCAAATAAGAACTTAATCTTCTCTTTTGTGATTTCTTTTCTCTCAATGGGAGAAAAATCTATGTAATGCAGAAGGTCTCCGCTATACGGAACATATGATCCGTAAACTATCTCGCTAAAATTATTTATAGTTAATGTATTACCGCTTTGCGCTTCAGCACTATTTTTAACTATTATTTTTCCAGGTAAAAAATTGCTTCTGTGATCAGAACTGTTGTCCACTACATAAATCCTAGTAGTATTTGTTGACGAATCATACACAACTTCGTGGACAGTTCCCTTGACAGCCTCTATATCTTTATCTAAGTCTAAGCCGGAAACAACAGTAGATATTACTCCAGTTTTAGAATTATCGACATTGCTACTATTTGCCGTAAACACTACTCCAGGCTGTACATTACCATTTACCACATCTGTGCTTAGATTAACACCCATCATGCTTTGCCATTCACTAGTATTAAGATTTCCTAGTTCAGTAATCACATACTTATTGCCGGGTATCTTTTGCGTGACGGAAACACTTTCCACAAATTGCTCAATGAAATTGCCTTGAGTAATTTGACTTCTTTGATCATCAGAGACTATAAAGCTAGTCCTATTATCAAAGCTTGCGGGAGGCACATCGCTGGTAGCATATGGCCCAGTTCCAGTGCGTGTCTCGAACTTAGGATTTTTAACTAATCCAACTTGTGTGTAGTAATTAGTGCTTGGTATCGTTGCAGACTCTCCAGAAAAGTTCGTCACAATACATAATCGACTCATCGCCAATTCATTTGCGGGATTAGAGCCATGACCGCCAGAAGGAGAAACTACAGCACGAAGAGTCGTAGGACTATCATCAGAAAGCCCCGTTGGATTAATTGCTGAAGCTGTCGCAAACTTATAGTTAGTTCCTTTGGTTTCGTATGCAACTCTAGTGAGAGTTCCAAATGTGTTTACTATGCCGTATGCCTTAGCTGTGGTTCCTCCTAGTGAAGGATTACTGACTAGAACCTTGGGTACCAACTCACACTTAGCAGGCAAATCGTTATAGGAGTTTACAAAAACTGTAATTCTCGAAGTTCCTTGATCTGATTCAGAGTCTAATACCTCGAAAAGTTTTCCAGCTAATGGACCCTCTGACGCCCTCAAATACATATTTTTATAGAATCCGCTTATGTTAGATATTACCTGATTATTGGCAATCCTTAAATCAATTTCCCTAATACCTGTTCCTACAACTGTTTCTCTTTGATCTATTCTAGAGACGAAAGAACTATTTGATCCAAGGTCAAATACGAATTGATTAAAGTGGTTTGTAGGAGTAGACTCTACAATTATTTGTGAAATACATTCTTTTGCGTTTGCGATCACATTCCTATCACCGCCATAAGAAGGCAAAGGCAAGCTATTAGAAGTCTTATAGATATTTGCTTCAGAGGCGACAACAGTGAACATATAGTGCCAGATGTATTTGTCGCTAGTTTCGACTGACTGATATCCCGAAGATGCCAATTCTGCTATAACTGCTTGAGGACTACTTGTCGATGGACTGTTGTTATTGTTCTCTATACACTTAAATATCAAATAGTCGTCATCTGCATTTCTAATACTGATGATAGTATTTGAAGACTCTATGTCTTTAGTGTCATCATAAGCATCGTATATTGTACCTGGTATCCAAGTATTTTCATAGAACATATATCTTGCGCTATCGTTATCTACCTTGTTACCAAATATAACTTTTCTCTGAAAGTCTCTTTTATCTTTCTGCGTATTCTTAATACTAGGAACATTTTCTACGCTAGACAAAGCCCTAGAAGCCATTATATAGTATTCTGCTTCGGGTCTAAGAGACTGGAGTTGATTAGAAACAAGAGTTGTAATCTCGCTAATGTTTGATACACTTAAAACATTACTCAGTGTACCGTTATTAAGCGTGGTCAATTCAGTCTCAAACTGAGCTCCGAGAAGCCCATTCTGATTTTTGAATGAATTGAACAACTCATTAGTCGTCTCAACTTTAAAATTTTCTGTTATAATTTTTGCCATTATCGTTTCCGTTATTGTTAAGCTGTACGCTGTTCTCTAGTGCTTGGTCCTATTATATATGGATACTCTGGAATCTGTAACTCGCTATCCTCAAATGTTAAGAAGTATGCATATGTGCCAGTAGGATAATCTGGCGTATAGCAATATCTTCCATTAAATTCGTCAAGTGTGCCTTCTACTGAAAACTCGTTATAGAAGTAATCTTCAACAAACGACCCAGCAGTAACTTCAGTATAATCAAAATTTCTTCCTTGTAGAGGCACATCATGCAAGTCGTATGAACTTCTCATTCTAATTACTGGACTATTAAGATCAAGCGGATCAGAAAATCCATAAGGTCCATATATAGGATAGCCGTCAAAAGCATACCCTACAATTTTAGAATGGCCTGCTGTGTATGTATCACCGCCACCATCTGCCTGGTAGCTAGAGCCGTATCTCATACGATCATTACCAAAATATAAATGAGGCGCTACGTTGAGGTAGGGAGAAGATTCTAAAAACAAATCTTCATACATCATTCCATAACTATAGAATGCACCACTTCTATATGTATATTGTCCGTCAGAGTCTGGTCTTCCACCACAGGCATCAACGACAAAATCTTCAGGAACAGCAACTTCGTTCCAGGTGAATCCACTAGGAGCACTATTGGGATTGACTTCTAGAGTTCTAACTTTAGATCCTGCAGTCATTATAGTAACACCATTTATGGTAATACCTATAGGAATACTTGTACTGGCTATCTGGGGATCTTTAGTATTACTTCCCGCTCTATACACGAAGGAAAAGTCATGAACTTGATCTGAAATAGTTTCATTAGGAAACAGTCTTTGCTGTACTCCGTCATTAACAAAGTTTGTGCCAGCTTTTACTGGATATGGATCGCCGTCTGATGTAATTCGTAATGTTGCCATAGTCTATTGCTCCTGTATTCCTATCAAGATAGAGTCGTCTGCATATATGCCGGTAACCTTTGATAGTAAATGTAATCCTGTTGTTCCACTTGTCATCGTAGACAGATCGATAGGATCATGTTGTGGATCGTCTACATAAAGGTCTAACATCATAGGCGTTTTTGATAATTGAAAAGTATTCTCTGTAACATTAACAGCATAATAGTAATGAGGCTGTATATCTCTTTCACTATACACGAATTCGCCAGAACCCGGAACAAATTCAGTTACCACATACTCCTCTTCTAGATTACCGCTAGAACCATTTGATGTATGCTTTCTATATTCTAGCAATGTGTCGTTAGTCATATAGTGATTTGACGATGTAGTAATCGTATAGCCATCTGCTCCAACCATAGCATCTGGCTGTAACATAATTGTGTTGTCTGTAACATCCACTAGTTCTAATCTACCTATAGACCATCCAGACGAACTAGTTATCGTATCCGGATACTGCATTAATGGCACAACTACATCAGTCGATTCTACTATAAAGCCGGTTCCATAAGACTGTAATAAAGTAGTCCCTATATTAGGATAAGTCGGAGCATCATCTCTAGTGCCTATTTTTTTACCTGTCGCCCTTTCTAGACCAGTGATAAAGTATGTCTGCCAGAGTCCTTGCAAATAGTCTTTCTGTAGATCAGACTCTGCTGACATATCTTCTGGATTCCAAGATTTTATATGACGATTAGCAACAGCAGTATTAGGAGCAGACAAATACTCATTATGCCCGTCAGTAGAGCCGTTGCCCGTCACAGGAAAGGATTTGATTCTCCAAAATCTTGCGGGGGAATCAGCGCCTGTTTCCATATCGGAAAATCTGATTGTTCTAGCATCGTCATGTGTGTAGTTAGTTATGCCTGCTTCATCATCTGGATCATCGAGAAGATCGTTATGCTGTAATTGAATAGGAACACTTTGATATAGATATGTCTGGGGAGGAGTAAATGATCCCCAAGTGTGATCTGCTCTCTCACTTAAATCGTTCTTGTAATACGGAGTAACAAATATCGAATCTGAGTATGAGACTTTGCCACCACCAGTAGCATCATTGCTAATACCATTTCTAGTTGCGATGAACTCTTGACCCACATTTACTGATTGTTTAGAAAATACTACAGAGTTAACAATACTAGGAGCATCCAGGGGTGTTGTAGAACCTGCAGTGGTGTATGCGCTATCTGTAAACTGTCCCTCACCGACTGCTAATAACTTCTCTTCAAGTCTAGGGTCCATGTCTTGCAAGCCAGCAACCATTTTTAAATTGTCTAGTGCTTCACCGCTACGTACTGCGCCGTCTCCATCAAAATCAACGAATAAGTCAAGTCCAAAGTAAATCCAGAAAGAAAGCCAATCCGAACGAGTAGATGAATCTAAGTATTGTACTTTTTCCCAAGTAGCATCACCCATATCTAATATCTTATATGGTTGGCCAACCTCTAGGTTATTACCGCCTACAGTGGTATTATCTTCGTTTACCGTTGCGCCTAAACTATTCCAAGAAGCGAAAGAGGTGGTTCCTAAATCCGTTATTCTATACTTTGTGCCTTGTTCTATCGAATCCAAATATATCTGTCTAGACGAAGCCAACTGCGTGCCTTGAATATTGAAAGATGATATCTCTAAATTCAAAGCTCCGTCTAGATCGTTACCCCTATTGACAAGAGGCTTACTAAAAAATTTTGTTCCAGCTAAACCAGCAATTTCATTTATTAAGGGC